CCAAAATAACATCTTTGTGAGTTAATTCCACCCACTCATTGTATTGTACTTTTTTGTTATATGGTTGCATTTTTTCTTTAAAAGACGCAACTTTAGAATTCTCAAAATATTGATTTATAATATTTCCATTATCATCTGAAAATGTAGAAAATGGATTACGTTTTATAAAGTCTTGTATTTTTGCTGCAGTTTTTTCTAATTCACGAATTTGACCGCTTCTTAAGTCCCAAGTTTTATCGTAACTATCATATTGTACCAAAGGATTTTTATAATCAGATACTGACTGTGTAAAAGGATGTAATGATTCACCCGACCAAGGTCTTAAACCAGGTTGTATTGGTGGTATATAACTACCTCTTCCACCACCGCCATCACCGGTTGCTTCTTTAATTAATTTTGATATTATCCTGTCTAACTTATCCATTTGATTTATAGTAATAAATATCCTATAATTTGATTATGGAACAAGAAAATGAAAAATACGGTAATTTATTTGGTACAATAGATCTACTTTCTGAAGATCATTTAGAATTGATTTTAAATACTATGGATAAAGATCATGCCTTATATTATCTAATAGAGTCGGTCAAAATGGCTCATTCTAAGGGAGTTTTTAGTATTGGTGAATCAGAAGTATTGTCCAAGTCAATTAGAACTCTTATAAAATAAAAAAAGGTCAGATTTCTCTGACCTTTTTCTTATTCTGTTTTTAATTGATTATCTCAATTCTCTCAAGTCAAATGTTCTAACTCCATCAACTGTGATACGTCCGTAGAAACGGTTGTTAACCATTTTCTTAGCGTAACGTGTCATAATACCTTTGATAGGTGTAAAGTTGAATGGATTGTACATTGTAGGTGTTAATTGTAGAGGAACATATGGTGCGTAAACGTAACCAGTGTCTAACAATGATGTACCTTTGTGACCCAACAATACTGTGTTTGGTGGGAAATAAGGGTCACGATAAACTTGGTAACGACCAGCTAATGTACCAACTCTTTCAATACCCATGTTGTATTGGTCTTGCTCTGGAGACGCGTTAGATACGTGGAAGTATTCTAAATCGTCAAAGATAGCAGAAATCTCAGAAGATACAACAATCCAGTTAGCTCCACCTCTTAATGTAGATTTGTGGATTTGTGCTGAAATTTGGTTGATTGCTGTAATCAAAGTTTGATTCCAATCTTTTTGAGTGTATTGAGTTAATGGGTTAGCAGTAGTACCTCTTTTCCATCCGTTGTAGTCCCAACGTAAGTTCCAAGCCGCACCTTTACGTAAGTCACGTAAAATTTCACGGTCGATTTCTGCTGCCACTTGCTCAGATAATAAAGCTGTTAATTCAGCTTCAGCATCGATGTTGTGGAATGCAGAAACGTCTTGTGCTAATTCAGGAGACCATTGTGCTCTTAATTTTCTTTCAGTTACAGATACAGTAACTGACTCAAGATCGAAAGATACTTCACCGATTTCATCTTCAAATTCCAATTCTTTGTATCTTCTGAAAGTACATGTGAATGCTTGACCAGCACCTGCTAATCCAAGAATAGGTAGAGTAAATCCTGAGTAACCATCTAAAGAGTTAGCACCAATAGATGCAGGAACTTGACAGTCGATTTCTAAATAAATAATACCATTAGCATCACAGATATTATCATATGTACCACCATTACCGTTTGTAGGGAATGTAGTAGTTGTTTGTGATCCGTATTGTACGATACCTTTACCATATTTTTGAGTAACAACTCTAAATAATAAGTCACTTGTACCTAAACCTGAGAAACCGTTAGTACCTGCCTGTACAGCGTTTACTTGTAAATCAGATAAAAACGCTTCGTTGTCCATTTCTTGACCATCAGGTCCGATTAATTTACCAGCACCTGCGTTAGAGAATCCGGACATAGCGATTAACACTTTTCTGTATTCACCAGCAGTATATGCTGAAGAAACTAATGCACCGTTAGACCAAGCAACAGTACCAACAGCGGAAGATGTGATAGCCGTGTATGCACCTTTAGAGTAGTCAAATAAACCAGCTGGATCTAATGTAGGTTCGTTACCTTCGTAGAATTGATCGTAAAGGTTTGTGTTACCATATGTTGTTCCAGCACCATAACCTGTTTGTGCCGTTTGTCCGTCAGGACCACCTGGTGCTCCAAATGGCGGGTAATGTACTATTTGGTTAGATTCAGCAGGTTGATAACCTTGGATTTTAGGTACAAAGTAGAACAATTTACCGATAGGTAAATTCATAGCTTGTACTGATACTAAATCGTTAGCCAACAATTTAGAGAATACACGTCTTACGATAGGAAAAACTACAGTTTCGAAAGAACCTGAGCTATCTGTAGACGCAGCTTCGTTAATTAGGTGAGAAGCTTGGTTTTCATATAACTGTGCCATGTTCTCTTTGATGTGTCCTTTAAGACCGTCTAGGAATCCTAATTTATCCCATTTGTTAATTGTATCTTCTTTGATAACTTTAAGGTGCTTAAGACCGATGTTACCAACAAGACCTGATTCTAATAATGCTCCCATTTTATTTTTTTTAATTTGAGTTTATTTATTTTATTTTTGTCATTAAATCTCTCATTCTCATGAATTGAGGATTCTCATACGTTTTACTTTCAATTAAATTAGTTGACGAACCGTTAGCTGGTGTTTTGCTAACTTTAGTCTGTACAGACTCAGTTACAACTTCAGTTCCCTTACCGTCTAATTCATTTTTAATTGATTTGTAAAGATTTTTTGATTCCTTGATAGATTCTACGTTATCAAATCTTCTTAGAATGTTTATTTTTTCTTGTTTAGTAGTTGAATGTTCTGTAAACAATCTTGTAGCGTAAGCTAAATTAGAGTTGAAAACTGCAACTTCATTTAATTTAGTTCTAAAGAAATTTAAAGCTTTTTTGTATTCTTCATTTTTCTCTTGTAATAAATTCAATTCGTTATTTACAGATTCTTTTCTTAATTGGCTTGGTGCTGCAACTCTATCTCTTTCAGCTCTACGTCTGTACGTCATAGTTCTTGACGCCTCAGTAGTTTCAGGTTCCATCATACCTTCAGTCTTCTCAATATCAACCACGTCAACGTCTTCTTCTTGTTCCCATCCTTCGAATGTTTCTTCAACTTCAGTCTCAGTTACACCGTGTTTAATTTTAGGATACTTGAATTTGTCTGCTTTACCCATTCCAACACCTTTAGTGCCTTGTGGTTGGTCTTCTTTGAAACCTTTATTATTAACCGAAGTTTTAGCCATTCCTGATCCTGCTTTACCCATTCCCATTCCTACTGCTTTAAATGCTTCTACTACTGAGTTAAGTTCTTCTTCATCAATTTCATAAACTTGTTCTTCTTTCATATTAGAAAAATCGTCCATTGGGATTGAATCCAAATCTAAGAAGTCTTCACCTTCTTCCATGTGATAGTCACCTTCTTCCATGTGATAGTCACCTTCTTCCATGTGATAGTCACCTTCTTCCATGTGATAGTCGCCTTCTTCCATGTGATAGTCGCCTTCTTCCATGTTGTAGTCTCCTTCTTCCATGTAATCCTCTTCAACTTCTATTTCGTAGATAACACCTTCTTCTAAATCCAACATTGGTTCTTCTGTATTATCGTCCATGTCTCCAGCTTGAATTAGATATTCATCTTCATCATCAATTAGATGAATGAAATCATCTTCCTTCTTAACTATAATACCATCTTCATCACCCATAGCCTTAAAAACTTTTAAAACTTCTTCAGGAGACGCAGACGTTAAGTCAAGTGGAGGCATTTCCATTTCATTATCACCTTCATCCTCACCACCTTCGATATCCATATCGAAACCTAGATTAGCTTCAGGTTCTCCCCCCTCGTCTTCAACATCAACATTAACCTCTTCTTCATCCCCCATAGGCTCATCAGCCTCAGGTTCATCCATTTGCGGTACTTCTTGTTCGTTTAGGGATTTTTTTGTTTGTTTTGAATCAATTAAAGATTCTCTCACTAATTCACTGATTTCTTGTTTCATAGTAGAAGCAAGTATTCCTTTTGCGTTTTCACTGATAGCGTTTTCGACAGCCTTAATTTGTAATAAGGTTTGTTCTACTATCGATCCTGTTTTTTCTGTACTCATTATTTTAAGCAATGCGTTACGCGTTTATTTTACAGATAAATATATCCTTATTGTAAAAAAATCATTATATTACAGTTTTCAAGTGAAAAAAATTGAGCATAAAAAAAGGGACACCTATTGGTGCCCCAAAATAATTTTTAAAAAATTATTAGATTAAATTTATTTTTATTCAATTACCTCATCAATTTTAGACTCAACAATTGCAGTAATTCTCCAATCCATTGAATAGTTTTCATAAGCCTTTGTTACTTTTGCTTCAACATCCGTTGGTGAGTAACCTTTAACTAATTTTTCTTCTCTAATCTTTTTAATTTTTCCTGTGTTATCATCAACCATGTCAGTTGTGATTTTTGATACAAAAT